CCCCATTCTTTTGCAGCATTAACTAATTCAGTTTCATTTTTACCTTGACCACAATAATCCCATCCTAATGATCCAAGATCATATCTAAATCTATTTTCATTTACGAGTGATGCTGCAATCATTGTATCATAAATATTACCATTTATTTTTATACCCAATGAACGAATCCAACACACATCGTACATTGCGTTGTGAAAAATTTTATCTGCTTGAGATTCACACACGTCTTTAAACCATTGTAATACTTTATTTTTTTCTAAGTTGCCTCCACCTTCGTGATCAAATGGAAAGTATCCGGAATAACCATCTACAGCTACTGCTACACCTACAACTTTACCTCTACCTATAACAGAACCTGTCCCTAAAGTTTTTAACTTTGGATCATAAGTTTCTAAATCAATTGCTATAGTATCTGCTTGTCTTAAATCTGGAAATTCTGTAGGTTTTACCCACTCTGTTTGTGCTTTAAATATCATTTGTAATCTCTTTCAAGTATCATTTCTAAAAAATGTATTGCTTTTAAAATATCTTCCTTCTTTCCTTTTAGTCGATGACGACAGATGTATTTTATAGCACATCCTTCTGGAAAGAGCAACTCATTCTCCACGACAAATTTACTTGGTTGAATTTTAAAATTTTGATAGTGAGATCCTCCGTGTTGTTTGTTCCATACGTCGCTCATATTTTAAACTCCTTAGATTTGTTTTGAGATTTTATTAAATATAAATTTTTCATAGTTCTTGTTATACCCACGTACCAAACACGATATTCTTCATCTTGTTTAGCTTTGGATTTTTTCACTCCTTTGATTGTGTTTGCTGTTTCATTTAAAAACAAAACAACATTTGTTGCTTCGCCACCTTTAGCTCCATGTATTGTTGATATTTTTATTCTTGCGTCTTTTGTTGGATCTTCATTATTTAACAATAATAATCTCATGTATGTTATTTGACTATCTGTTAATTTGTTAAATGCATCATACCAATGTAATGATAGATTCATATTACCTTTTATTCTTTCTTTAATTCTTTGCAGTTGTATTTCAGGAAGTTCTATTTTTTTCTGTAATTTTAACCAATACTGTATATCTTCGTAAAGACTTTTACCAATACTATTTCCCTGTGCAGATTCAAAAAATAAACCTTTCTTTTTTAAATATGTTGGTACAGATTTTAATAATGATTTTGTTCTAGTTAAAATTAACCAATCACCTTTGGACATATCTATGTCTGACAATTTATATCTTTCAAAAATTTCTCCCGTTTCAGACTTTGGAAAATACTCTTTGTCAATTCTATTTTCTTCTATTCTATTAATGACATTTAATGCAATTTGTTGTATAGTATTCGGCACTCTTTCTGATTGTTTTAATGGTATTTCCTCTGCTTTATAATTTATAAAAGAATCTACATCAGCACCAGCCCAACCAAATATTGCCTGATCATCATCACCAGCTACCCAAACATCACAGTTTGTATCTTGTTCTATTTTATTTATCATAGACCATTGAATTAATGATAAGTCTTGTGCTTCATCTACAAATATAACATCAAAATTTGGTGTAACATTCTTATCTAAAAATTTTTGTATCATGTCAGTAAAATCAATTAAACCATACACATCTTTGTAACTTTTAATTTCTTTTTCTATAGCATCTAATTTATCACGTTCTACTTTTGATAGATGTTCATTAAGATCTAATTGATCCATTGCAGATATTTGTTTTACTCTAGCTAAATTTATCAGACCTAAGTATTCACTGTCAGATGAAAAAATACCATTCCAATTATTAGTTTCATATGATGCATATTTAATTTGTATACCGCAAGTTTCTCCAATAACTTTATAATTTAAATCTTGCATAACGTTTTCTTCTTTAAGTCCTAATGTATTGAAAGCTAAAGAGTGTAATGTTTGAAAATATTTTATATCTTTTTTTGTAAGCTCAGTTTTAACTTTTAAAAATCTATCTCTTGCCTCACCAGCTGCTTTACGTGTAAATGCAAAATACCCTATGTTTTTTAACTTAACACCTTTATCAACATATTTTTGAACTTCGTTTAATAGTCTTCTTGTTTTACCCGTACCTGGTGGACCCACTACTTTATATCTCATTAGTAATTACTCTCTTTTCTTTCTACAGGTTTATATTCTATTTTGTCTATGTGTAATTGTTTTACCCTACAAACTTTCATTGTCTTACCATCAACATTTAAAGAATGATTAAATTCTACATCACACTTATCTTTTAATTTCTGAGCTATTCTTTCTTCTGGTATTTTCCAACTTGCACCTAAATGATCTATAAAAGAATTAAATTTAAAATAATGAAAACCTTCTTCTGTTAAACAAGACCCACTATTAATTTGTATTCTATTTTTAGCTCTTGGTCCATTAACACAATATTGATATAGTTCTTCATTTAATCTGTCTTCTATTTGTGTTCCTGCAGGCGGTGTTATCTTAACAGAGTTTTTTCTAAACTCTGTAAGCTTTGCTCTAAAATCTTTTGGTTTTAATGGCTCATGATATATACCTGTTTGTTCCCATATTAAATCTAACAACTCTGTTTGTTTAGTTATTAGTCTCCTGTTGTTTGCTACAACACCAGCTTTAGTGCCATCAGGTAATGCTACGTTAAATCTATATTCAGGGTCTGCATACATAATTATTTCAAAGTCTGTAATATCTGGAAACATTGTAATACTATCTGACTTAACACCAAATGGTCTAGAATAACAAAGACTACGCATACATTTACTATGTATTGGATCTTCATAACAAGTATGACCTGCGGTATCTTTTTTCCATGCAGTAATTTTAGAATCTAACTTTGACTTGTCCCAAGGTGTTTCTAAATAATTATAATTTGCATTTGCAACATGGTCAGGCCATTTGTCTTTGTATTTCTTTTTAGCAAAGACCATATAGTTATACATAAATCTATCTCTACCATCATCTAACTTTCTTTTAGAACATAAAGCCAGGCAAGGTGGACCATCATCAAACTCTTCGTTTGTGCCTACTAAAATATTTTTATAAGTTTGTTCAACTAAAGTATCTAATTCTTTCTTACCTATTTTATTTTGTTCAGCTGTTTGTAAAAATTTTTGTATATCTAACTTGTTATTATCTTTATCAACGGCGTATCTATTTGTTTGTCCATTATTATAGTATGGTAAATTTATAAAATTACCTGGTTTTATTTCTCCTTTATCATCTTCCTTTAATTCTTTCTGTTTTGGAAAAACCTCTGTGTCAGGATCCAATCCAAGAGGCAGTAAAAAAGATTTTAATGCCGAGATTAGATCAACAGCTGGTATTGGTTCACTTAAAAAAAGATAACAATGTAGTCCACCGCTCTTTGATAACATAGGTATCAAAGGTAATTTATATTGTTGAAATAATGCTAAGTAATTTTGTATTTTAAATGTTGAATAATTTTTTGGATCTATATCTATACAACCAAATTGTGCAGTTTTATCTAATCTACATGGTTGTATACCAATTGATATTTTACCTTCAATGTGATCTTTGTAATCACCTTGTGTAATTGGCCTGCCAGCCCACTCATAGTTTGGTTTTAGTTTATTTTTTTCTGCATCTAATTGTGCAGAAGACATGTCCGCAATACCAAAATCACCTTGGTATCCTGTAAATAATTTTATAAATTCATTAACCATAAGATCCCGGGTTGGGGTAGTTCCACTCTCGCTTCCCTACCCCTATCTTCTCAAAGAGAAGAATTAGTAGTTAGAATCCTCTTTTACTGATTCAGCCTTTTTTTGACTGTTTTTTAAAGAGTTATGGAAGTCCCTTGCCATTTGATAAATTCCAGCGTCATCCACTTTTTTTACCAAATTAATATTATATCCATGCCAAGTAAATGTCCCTTGGTTTTCTACAGAAGTTAAGTTGTAAACTCTAGAAAACATCGGTGCTGGCACAGACTTATTTGTTTTAGGGTCTATTTCAAATTGATCCTCCATTAGTGAGTTCCAATTTCGACTAACCTTAAGCTGCGTTGACTTCATTGTCATTAAAGCTTTCTCAGGTCTGTCTCCTAAAATAATTACAAAATGATTTGCTGTTTTGATAATTTCATTACCATTATCTAACATATCTTTGTTTCTATCATTTTGTTTTGTCTTTGCCATAACTTCAGGTCCCCTGTCGTTATGTATTGGTCTACCTTCTGCTCTTTCAAAAGGTGCCCATTCAGGATATGTCATCTTGTAAAAGACAGGTATTACTTGAATACCTTTGTCTCCAGCATACAATTTTTTTGTAACTGTATTATAAAACATCCCTGCTTCTGCTCCGTTAACATACTTTGCATGTCGTTTTTTAGTTTCATCTGAACCTGATTGTAACAGTTTCAGAAAAGGTAATGCTAGATCTCCTTTATCAATGTTTTCAAGACCCATTCCTGAATCTTTAACAAAGTCTAAAGTAGCTACAGCGCCACCTTGTTTTATTGTCACGTCTCTTGTTTCTTCACTCATGTTATTTGCTCCTTGTTATTTTTGTTTTGTTTCCCTTAAACAGATTAAAATGTTCAGAAGGCAAATCTAATTTTTTTTCGACTCGCTCTCTGTACAA